CCGTGCGCCGCTCCGGCCCGCCAGCAGAGCCAAAAGAGAGCGTCTCCGGGAAACGAACTTCGTGAAAACTCATGGGCTTACCCCCCTTATCTGTTGCGGTTTCCGCGTGCGAGCATGCGGCTCATCTGAGCGGCGATCTGCCCGCGTGAGCGCTGGAACCCGGCCACATCGGGGGTGGTGACATGCATCACCACGGTCGGAGATGCGCCGCCGCCTTGCGTCTTCACCCCGAGGCTGCCGTCCTGGCCGCGCGCCAATGGCAGGATGGCCTCTGGCCCCGCTTCGCCCATCAGCCCCAGCCCGCTGCGCATCAGGAAATGCGTCGGCGAGGACACCACGCCACCGCGCGCAAAGGGCGTCACCTTGCCCTGACTGAAGGCCGCGCCATCAGCGAACGGCAGGATGTCCCCCACCAACGCGCCGATCCCGTCGCTCACCAGCCCGCCGAGGTGATCGGTGACCGGGCGCATGGCGGAGTTGAAGGTGGTGTTGATCATCGTCTTGGCGAGATTGTTGAACGCATCGCTGAGACTGTCGCCATCGACCACCAGATCCTTAATGGCGCGCCGCAGACCCCGGCTCAGGCCGGTTTCAAAGTCCGCCGCATCGGCTTGGGTCGCCGCAAAAGCGGCGCGCACCCGGTCCATCTCGGCGGTGAACTGCGCCGCCATCCCGGCGGCATCGCCCAGGCTGTCCTCCAGCGGCCCCGCCTGGGATTCAAAGTCGGAATCTGTCGTATTTGCCATGGGTTACTCCGGTTGGTTCACGTCGTTGGTCTGATCCGGGAACTGCGTCATCAGATGGCTCAGGCGGTCGCGGTCCATCGCCGGTGTGCTGGCATCAAGGTTCAGCATCAGCCGCAGCTCTGCCGGGGTCAGTTGCCAGAACTCACGCGGGGTCAGCCGCAGCCCCAGCATTCCGGTCCGCATCAGGGCGGGCCAGTCCAGCATTGCCGCACGGCTCATGCATCCCCCGCAGGCAGCGCGAAACTCAGCGCCAGCAATTGCGCCGCGACCTTGGTGGCCTGCATCACGCCGCCCTCGATCTCGGCCTGCGCCAGATCTTCGCGGCTGATCTCAGTCCCGCCACCGCGCAGCCCCGCCGCCAAGAGCGCCAGCATATCGCGCGAGGAAAATCGTCCAGTTTCAAAGCGTTGCACGAGCGAGATCAAGTCGCCCTCGCCCAGCTCCGCCTCCAGTTCCGCCAGCGCGCCCAGCGTCAGCTTCAACATGTGCGGCTGGCCGTTGAGCACCAGCGTCACTTCGCCTGCATAGGGGTTCGCCATGGCTCAGGCCGCCGTAAAGGTCAGCGCACCGGCAGAGGCCAGCGACAGCTCATAGGTAGCCTCGCCGTTGTGGCTGCCAGCGTACTCCAGCGCGGCGACCTGGAACGGCCCCTCAACTGTGCCGAAATCCGGGATCACCACCTGGAACGCCGGGGTCTCGCCGTCAAAGAACAACTGCCGCGCGCGCTCGTCGGTGTCCGCGTCGCGAAACACGCCCGAGCCGGAGAGGTTTGCCGACCGCACGCCCGCACCGCCCAACAGCTCGCGCCAGCCGCCCGCGCTGTCGAGACTGGTCACATCAACGCTCTCGGCGTTGAAGCTGATACGGGTGGCCCGCAGGCCTGCGATGCTGGTGAAACTGCCGGTGCCGGTCATGTCCACCTTGATCAGGAGATCCTTGCCGTTTTGAGCACTCATGGGTGAGGTCCTTCTGTTAATGCGTTGAATTTCAGTCAGGAGTCTTCGAGCCGCGCGGAAAACCGCAGCGCGATGGAGCGATCCCCGTTGCTCAGCCGTTTGGCATTGGCGCGGTCGAACCACAGCCCCACCAGATGCCCTCGTGCGAGGGTCAGCGGCGCATCCACCAGCGCGTCAGAGATCGCCGCCGCCGCGCGTTTGGCCGCACTGAACCCGGCCGCATTGGCCACCACGGTCACGGTAAAGCGATGCAGCGCGCCGCCGCCTGTGACATCGGACCGGTCCCGCACGCTCTCAGCACCGAGGGTCACATAGATCCCCGGCAGCGTGCCGGCAGGCTGCATGTCGTAGATCGCCGTGCCCACCTCTGCCGCCAGCGTGGCATCGCTGATCAGCTGCTGGTAGACGGCGGTTTGCAGGCTGTGAGACAGCGCATAGGTCATGTGGCCAGTTCCTCTGTTGCGAAACAAATGAGGTAGCGCCCGTCCATGTCGCGCTCTGCCACGGCGTCGATCTTGTAGATGCGGCTGCCTTCGCGAAACCGCTGGTCCGGTTTGGGGCGCGCCTGTGATTCCACCGGCGCGGCACGCAGGGTAATCCGATAGCGTTGCAGAGACACTGAGGTGCCACGTCGACCACTCTCACGCCCCGTCAGCGCGTCAACCTCGGCCCAGTGCTGGCCCAGCTCGACCCAAGCGATGTCAAATCCCCCGGCGCCATCGCTGGCAGCTTGCGGATCTTCCAGCCGCAGTGGGCGGTTCAGACGCGGCGCGCTCATGAGTGCACCCCGCTCCTGGACAGGCTCAGGCGTGGCATGCGGTGCCGGTCCAAGAGGCTCGCCACGCCAAAGGGCATGCAGCCCGCATGCAGCGAGGTGTCATCGCGATACTCGTAGTAATGCGCCGCCAGCAGCATCACTGCCTGCGCAAGATCTGCGGGAAGCGCATCCCATGTGACGGCCATCCCGGCGGTAAAGCGGATCACCGCGCCGCCCCCCGAGGGCATCATCGGCCAGACTGCCGCGCGCGGCGTCAGGCGCGGAGCATGGGCGTCGGGTGCCAGCGCATAGGCCGCCACGGGCACCTCCGTCTCCGCGCCGGTCTGATCCACCAGCGCCACCTGCGAGACGTTTGAAACCGGCGCCACCGGCAGCTCCACCACGCGGGGCCAGGCGTTCAGCCGCCACTCATAATCGCGCGTCAAGAGCGCCTTGTTGGTGCGCGCCTCGATCGCCGCGAGGCTGGCGCGCAAGAAGGCCAGAAGCACCGCGTCCTGCAACGCCTCCTCGCCAAAGCCGGTGCCCAGACGCAGATGCGCCTTGAAGGCCGCGAGCGGCAAAATGCTGTCGGGCAGCGGGGTCAGTTCGTGCAAAATCATCGGCTCTCTCCGCTGAAAATCTCTCTCCCTCGCGCGGTCTCTGCCGCGCCGTCCATTGGACGGGTGCGCACCGGGTCTGCCGCTCGGACGGAGGGAGCAGCTGGACGACAAACCCATGAGGCACGCACCCGCCGACGGAGCCGGGCTGCCGGCCCCGTCATCCGGGCCTAAGCGCTTAGCTCAGCCCGAATTTCATCAGTTTGATCGCGGCAAAGTCGCTGACATCGCCGCCCACGCGCTTGGTGGCGTAAAACAGCACATGCGGCTTGGCGGAGAACGGGTCGCGCAGGACGCGCAGGTCCGGGCGTTCGGCAATGGTGTAGCCAGCGGCAAAGTCGCCAAAAGCAATCGACAGGCTGTCAGAGGCCACATCCGGCATGTCCTCGGCCACCAGCACCGGGTAGCCCATCAGCCGCGCAGGCTCGCCCGCCGCAAGTCCATCGGACCACAGGAAGCGACCATCGGCGTCCTTCAGCTTGCGGATCAGACCGGCCGTTTTGGAGTTCATCACAAAACTCGCCCCGGCGCGGTAGCGCGCATCCAGCGCATAGACCAGGTCGATGATCGCATCCGCCGAGCCGATATCGCCGTCGCTGCCGGTCGCCACATAGCCGAGGTTGCCCCAGCTCCAGCTGTCATTGTCCACCGTCGGATGGGTCAGGATGCCGGTGGGCTTGTCCACGCCATCGCCCGAAATAAAGCTCTGCGCCTCGGCGCGGGCGAATTTGTCGGCGATCCGGCCCGCCAGCCAGCCCTCGATGTCGAATGCGCTGTCATCCAGCAGTCGTTGCGACGCCTTGGGCAGCGCCGAAAGCTCGTGCAGCGGGATCACAATGCGGTCAATTGAGGGCGTGCCGGTTTCCGTGACCGAGCCGGTCTCGGTGGCCCAGCCCGCACCCACGTCGGAATGGTCGATCAGCACGTCAAAAGACGTCGCCTCCACATTGACCACCGAGGCCACCGCACGGATCGAGGCGGTGGATTGCAGCACCGATTTCACCACATCCGAGGTCTGCGGGTCGACAAGGAAACCGCCATCGGAATTCACCGCCGTCGACATCGCCTTGGTGCCCATGTCGAGGCCGCGAAAGCCCTCCTCGTCGCCATGGCGCAGATAGGCCTGCATGGCCTTTTGATGCGGCGCGCCATCGACCTCCGCCGCCGCCAGATGCGGCCGGGCCGCGGTTTGGGTTTTACGATCCAACATGGTCATACGCTCTTCCGTCTGTTTGAGTTTCTCGGTCACGTCGTCTTGGAACCCCTTGAAATGCTGCACGAATTGCGAAACGGCCTGTTTCACTTCCGTGGCCACATTCTGC